GACGGCCTTGAGTGTCGAGGAGGGGATTGTCGGTTAAGTCGGTGGCGTCGAGCGTTATGTCATTGTCAGGTGCATTGTAAACAAGGTTGTCGTGCTCCACAGCGACAGATCCCGCGCTTGTTTCAAACCCTTTGCTTGTCGGGCTGTCACAGAGGTTATTAATCCACGTAGTGGTATTGCCTATGTTGTCACCGTCAGCTTGACTAAAGCAAACATTTGGGGAAATAACAGTGTTGCCAATCCATCGATTCCCACTACTCTCGTTGCTAGCGTTCCTCAACCCCATGCCGCTTGAACCACTTACGAGATTATGCTCTACAAGGTTTCCAGTTCCTTTGAAAATGCTTATGCCCCGCCCCCCGCAAGCCGCGTTGGTGTTTTTAATAATATTTCTGGCGACATAATTGCCTGTTGACAACAGTGTGTCATCGGTGTTCGACCAATCCAAGATAATGCCACATCCGTCGCAACTTGCCGTGTCAACACTATCAATCCTGTTATCGATTACGTCAACCTCGTTAATCCAATGGAGCTGAAGGCAATTTACCATTGGGTAGTCCGAGTCACCACATTGTCCTACATGATTATCCTCTATTGTGCTGGCTAAAGTTGCACCGTTGATGCCACCAGGAAGACCCATAAACGGTCCCCGTGTGTGGTCAACATCATTCCTCGCAACAGTCAATCCTTCGACTCTATGCCCTCCGCTCCAGACATCTGCGTCAGCGGTGCCGAATATGAAATTTTTGAGGTAGTCGCCAATGTTATCGGTAATGGAGATATTATACGGGTGTTTCGCATTTGCTCCCGCCTGCGCCATCCTGATCCCTTCCATTGTCCCATTGCTGCGAAAATCATTGTGGTGAAAATTTATGTTGTAGGAATCAGCGGTTGACGTGTAGATATCAAGGCATGTCTGGGATGTGTCCGAATCGCAAATAATATTCTTCACTTCAACATCATGTTGCCCGAAAAAGTACACTATGCGCCCGAGAGCGGCGCCGCCCGCAAACGTCAGAGTGCCGAGGCCGTCAATTTGATAGCACCCTCTACCAGCTACCCCAAAAAGAAATCCTTGCGTTGCGGAGTAAGACAAAACCGGTGCATCCCCAAAAGCTGGCGCAAAATAATACAGCGCATCCGATGTGCCGGTGGCCCTGACGATAAGCTGCCCGTCAATGGGGCCAGCATCGTCGCAAAAGTAAATTGTATCACCCGGGGTCATATCCGCGGCGTCTGTTCCCCAGTTATCTTGCGCGGAAAACCAAGACTCATCATGGGCAGTAGCACAACTTGTACCTGAATCATCGCCTTGAGTTGCCCCAGCAATGTAGACGCCCTTCGCCCCCGCCACGGACGGCATGGCCAACATGAGGGACAGAAGCAGGGCTAGAATTTTCTTGATCATTTTACCCTCGTTAACGTGAACTCAAATCTTTCAATCCCGCCTTTGTACAAAATACCCCTGAATGTGCCGTCATCCTGCTCTTCAACAACATCGATAATGTCACAGAAAAATTCATGGTTTTTCGGGTGGTTATAGTCAAGGCAGTATTTTTCCCCGTTCGTGCTCACGTAGAAATGCGCCCCCTCAATCCCCACGGCCCGGTTGAATCCCTCGCCGTCCTTGATGATCTTGTGGTCGCCAAGCGGGTTGAAAATGCTTGCCCAGCCGTGACAGGTCACTGCCCATTCGCCGTCAAGATTCATAATATTATCAACCCAAAAGTTCATATATTAAAGCAAAGTAATAATAATTGTCCCAGTAGCACTAACACCACTATTTGACGCAATATCAAGTTGTAATGTAGTTGGGCTTCCAATTGGATAATTAGCGTTATTACTGTCAATCATTGAATATTTTTCAATAGTATCACTCGTATCTATATTAGATAAAGCAGTCCCAAATACATCTACTCCAGCATCATCTTTTAATGTTATATCAGCAACACCAGTCGTTACAGGAGTAGAGCCGGGTATATGCCTTATCTTTAAAATAAATCCATAATATCTACTTACAGAAATCCGTGTCGCAGTAGATAAAGACCCATCAGCAGCAGTTTCATACTCTATTGTTAGTGTTCTTAACCCAGACATTGTACTTTTTGATACAGAAAATGTTACAAGTTCTGCACAATAAACATTAATTGGGACAAATAAAAACAAAAACAAAAAAACCAATCTTTTAACCATCTTATCCTCCAACTATTGTTAATTTTGCAGAACAGCTAATTTTTTAGGATTATCAATTATATTTCCAGCGCCAGTACCTTGAGCTATATTAGATAAAACGCCATCCATAGTTGTCATGTTGACCGCAATTAATGGTTCATCAAATCTTTTATCAAATTTTTCCTTACCCAATCCTGTTCTAACTTCATTAATTGATTCAATTCCTGTTTGAACATGTTTAATTCTTTCATTTAACAATTCTTCTCTTGAGTCAGGAACGCAATTATCATATGCTAGAAACAATTTTTCATCATATCGCCAAATCAATTTTTCATTTAACTTTTCTTCAATTCTTCTCAATCTCGGTTGGATTGTAAAACTCATATATTGATATATAGCAGCGTCTACATTCGCTCTGTTCGCTTCTTTACTATACATACCTAGTGCTTGTCCAAAAGCGTTTAAAATCAACTCTCTTATCTTTTCTCTGCCACCAAGATAAGACATTTCTTTAGGCGAAGTTCCAACTGGTTTAAATTTTAAACCACTATCAAGTAATGGCATTTTCCCCGCATTTTTAGGGCCAGTAAACGCTTGTTTAATTTCAGCCTTTAATCTTTCAAATTCATGATCTCCTAGTTCACTATCTGTTTCAAATGTCCCTGACAATGTTCCTTGATTTTTGAACATTGCTTCTTCATATTCATTTATAGAATGGTTTAATGAATATTCTTCAGTAATAGAAGAAAAAGGAGGGAACCCATAATAAACAGATTTTGGATTTGGCATTTTAAAATGAATCACAGCTTTTTCTTTTAAATCTATAGACTGTGTTCCTTTTTGATATTGATAACCAGAAATAAAACTTTTACTATCTGGAACAACTTTACAATTTTGTGGCGGAATAATCCAAATTTCTTTTGGGATACCCATTCTGTCTTCAAGAATATGCCAGAATGTATTTCCAGTAAGTTCCTGATACAACTGCGTCATTTGCATCAGGTCAAAATTATTCATGAAATTGTTTACATTTTTTTTCAAATCAAGAAATGGATGATCAAGAACTTCTTCAAATTCGCTAGCTTTTCTAACAGAAGTTATATTTGATAGAAATGGATTTTCCCTAATAAAAGCGTCTTGAGATTTTGAAATATTTCTCGTAGGAAAATTTTTTATTTTTTGGCCTTTCTTATTTTTTGCCACATAAAGTCTAAGAGGAATATTTGCTACACTATCAGCATTTTTAGAACTTGCAATATATACCCAAGACTTATAAGAATTCACCATCGCATTAAAATCATCTTCTGGGTACAACTCTCTGCCATATTGCCATGGGTAAAGCCATGGCAATGACGTTCTTTTTCTTCCAACTCTAGCAGCTCTCATTTCAATTTCATATTTAAAAGGGTCTATCATTATTTATTTCCTTGAGAAGCTTCAAGATAAACTTTATACCTATTTTTAAAAAAGTCTTCATGAAAATATTTTTCAATAAACTCTTTTTTTTCTGTATCAAAATATTCTGTAATAATATACAATTTATTTTCTTCTGGTTCTAATTCTCTTAAAATAAAATCTGGTGATGAGGAATAGTCTTTAATATAAAATTCTATCCCATCATGAATTAATAAAAGACCTTTTGGAAATATTTCTTCTAATTTTGCAGAAAAAAAATAATAATTTTGAGCCAAATTTTTTGTTGCAAATATATAAAAAATATTGTAAAGTAGTTTAAAAATATTTTTTATCATATTACTCTTATATGAGGAATCGCAGGCTCAAAGAAACATTGCATTAAAGAAGCAAACTTGTCTGGGCTTCTCCCAATCTTCTTTTTAATTGTTTTCTTATCACTTACTTTAATTTTACCACTACTTTGGTCTTCGTAATATTCAAACGCGAGCATCTCTTCCCTTAAATCATTATCATCCGGAATCATAGCTGAAGGATCTTTCTTAAGCCAGTCAGCTATGGTCCAGGCCAACTCATCTCTTATTAAATGAAACTTACCCAATTCACATTTTTTTTGACTTGGTGAACTTACATAAACTTTTCTGGCATTAATATGGCATCTTGCCATTTCTTTATGACAAACAGGGCACTTATAAATACTTTCATCAAGATAAGTTGTTTTATAATGAGAGCATTCATTATTTTCACACCTCCAATACCACATTCTACCAACTCTCGGAGGTATTGCAGCCCCAATCCCGTCAGCTTCTACATTAGCCTGATCTGCATCCAAACTTACATAAATTTTACTAAGTCTATCTGATGATTTATCTAAATCAACACCCTTCCAACTTTCAAATCCATCTATATAATTACCATATCTTTTAGCAACACAACAATTATCTCCACCCTCATCAGCAACGTCCATTCCTAGTAATGGCTTAATCCCTTTTATTACATCCTTCCCGTATGTTGCCCGATAAAGTTTCCATCTACTTACAGCATTATCTATATCCACCATACTTATTAGAGAACTTTCTGTACAAGATGGGTACTCCCCTAAAACCTTATAGGAAAAAGCAGGATTTGTTACAACCCTCCATCCACCCTTTAAAGGTGGATAGAATTCATTATTTCCTGAAGGTTTTTCACCAGTAACCCCAATTAAAAATTCAGGAACTTCAAAACAAGATTTATCAACCTCTTCATCATCCCTTAACTCTCTTGACCAGCTATTAATCCTTTCAACAACTTTATCTCTACTTACTGCTCCTGGAATTAAATTTTTGCCACTCACTACATTTGGGTGATTAAATGCAGACATTGTGATTACATTTGCTTTGCCTTTAGTCAATTCATAGACATACCCAGATTGACGTTTTGGGTTATACATATTTAATTGCCTACTGCCATCACCTGAAAGACACCCATCCTCGCCTTTAAAAACCTCATCTGGGATAGCATCACTTTCATCATTTTCATAAAAAAGATAATCTGCATGCTGCCCACTAAATTTAGCTTCTCTTTCCTCAGCAGAACCAGTGGATGGAATTGTTTTTCCAGTTATAAAATGTTTTCCACTACTTTCTCCGTAATCATCTTCTTTGCTATTTAAATTAATGTCATCTGTTATTTTTAAATTTAAAATTCTATCACTTTTAAATAATTTTCTATTTTTAACAACAATCTCTACTATCTCACTCCAAAGTTTTTCCTTTAAATTATTTTCAGGAGGAGCAGCAACGGCAATTGTTTGTGATTTTGGGAAACAGCGATAATGCCAAATAGCAAGAGCTGCGGCACAAAAGGTTTTTCCAGTTCCGGTCGCTGATTTAACAACTGTGACTTTATTGTCTCTAACAGATTCAGCAATTTTAATTAAATCATCAGGAATTATTTTTATTTTTAAAATTTCTCTAAAAAAAACAACTGGATCTTTTTGATATTTCGTATAATCTATATCATCCAGCAAGACCGATTTTATTTCATCTTCATTAAAAAGATTAGCAAGCAAATCTAAAGCTTTTTCATCTATGCCCATCATTTATTCCCAATACGACGAGCCAAACCTACTTTAATCGAATCTTGAACTTCTTTAGGAAACATCGAAATCAAAGTTTTTAAATCAACAGGGATTTTTCTATCATTGTCTTGTTCAAACATCCCCAAGTGTTTTGCCAAGGCATCGAGCGCACTTTTTTTATCAACTGTTTTTAGTTCTTTGATATACGATTCTAATTTCTCATTGCCGTCTTTATCTTTAACAGTTTTAACACCAATACTTAGTCCGGATATAACAGCAGCGGTATCTCTATCCATTTCAGATAAATTTTTTAAACTATTGTCTTCGTTATATAAATCCTTTACATTGGAGTAAGCAAGTTTGGCATATTCTGTTAAAACACGTTCTTGAGTTATTTGCAGTTTTACACTAATCTGTTTTTGAAGTCTTTCAATTTCTCTTCTTACTTTTGGATTTGAAAGGAGTCTTGAACCAGCAGCTCCAGCATTCCATAATGAATAACCCGCTTTTTGAGCGGCTTTTTCTTCGTTATACCAAATTACATATTCTTGACAAAATCTTGAAACACGAAAAGGAAGGTCTTCACCTTCCTCAATTGTTTCTAACGAATGAACTTCATTGACTAATTCATTATAATCGTCGACAGAGTAATCTTCGGTTTTAATTCTCTCCATTTGTTGATTTAAATTATCTTGTTTTAATATTTTTTTATCCATAATTATTGGGGTGAAGTGTGAGAATCGAACTCACTAGAACCTGATTCACAGTCAGGAGGATCAACCGTTTTCCTTACTCCACCATAAAATTTTATTCAATAACTACAAATTCGTTTATGATAGAATCTACTTTTCTAATAACTTCTTCAAGTGTTTCTTTTTTTATCATGCACTCAAGTTCAAGCTCTGGACAAGACTGGGTTAGGGAATCTAATTGATCTAATTCATCTCTCCACTCATCAGTCATCTCTTCTAACAATTCAATAATTTCATCATCCATATCAATTCCAATTCATTCTAAGTTTATTTACTTATCGGCATAAGTTAGCAAAAACTTTAATATTTTTATTCTTCTAATTCAAGATACTCTTCATTGAATCTTTCAATCGATTCTCTTTCTAAATTTTTATTTTTTAAAGCCTTCCCAAATCTATCTCTCATCTTTATTTTTGGCTTTATTTTTTTATTAAATTTTTTACTTTTGTGCTTTGTTTTAAAATCATCTTCTTGAAACACTTTTATCCCTCTTTTTTATTTTCTATCTCCAAATAAAATCCAAACATCGCCTTTTAAAATTTTATGTGGTATTTCTGGTATATCATATTTTCTTAATTTTTTAAATTCTTCTAAATCTAAAACAATCGCAATCCCGTTTTTGTCATCTGCGTAAATACAATTATTTATTTTTAATCCATTGAATCTAATTTGAATGTTTGAAATTAAATTAGATTCAATGGCTTTCTTAAGATCTATTTTCATTTCAAACAACTCCTAAATTAATCTGGCATTCTTTTATGTCAAGGATTTCTATATTGTCAAGAAATCTACATTTTTTAATATTATTCTCTTTGTCCAAAACAATGTATGGACAAATTTTAACAACTGCTGTTTTATTTTCAAACTGGCATTTTATAATTTGGTAACAATAAAATCCCTCAGGTATTAATTCAACTGGCATTTGTTGGTTCATATATAACTCCCATAAATATAATCATTGCAAATAACGTTGTCAAGTACTAGATCCAATTTGCTATAACAACTTATCGGAATATTTTTATCAAACTTTAATAACATTATTTTTCAATCATAACATTCAAAATGTTAGCATTAAATTTTATGTTATTAATTTGAGTTTTAGTAAACAGATTGTAAAAGCAAAGTTTTTAAAAAAAATAATAATAAGCCACAACGTGGCTTGAGTGTTTGCGCAAGCAAACACATTTTCATAATTTTTTATTAATATTTTTATGAAAATAAAAATATATTCGTAGAATAATCTTGTAAAGATTTATTCCTTAATATCTTGTAGAATATATTAGTCAATTTTGTCTATGACCAAGAAACCTATTTTTGTCTATGATTCATCGCCATTTTTGACTATGAACAGTCATTAAATTTGCCAAAAATGACTATAGTTTCTATACCAAATTTTAGTCAGTACTTGACAAAATTGACTAAAGATGTTACCTTCTATGTCTATAGTTAAAAATTAAAAAGAGGTGGAAATGGAAACAGAAATTAATCCAAGTATAAGGCCGGGTTTGCTAACAATTCCAATTGAATTAGTTATGAACCCGAACATTCCAGAGAGTTCAAAAACTTTGTTTGGTGTTTTTAATTTATACAAAAATAAAACAGGAGGATGTTGGGCAAGCAATTCTTTTTTATTTTCAATACTTAGGCATAATGAAAGAACAATTACTAGAAATATTAAAATATTATCGGATTGGCATTATATAAAAATTGAAAATAAAAACAGGTCAAATAAAAGGAGAATTTTTATTTGTGGCTATCAAGAAATATATGGCGATATTTGTGATAAAATTTATGACACAAGAAGAAATCCAGAAAAATTAGATAATGAATTTGTTAAAAGCGAATTTTTAAGATTAAAAAATGAATTTATTAAGAAAAATGATTGCATATAAATTGTTTAGAAAAAGAAAAGATCAGACACTTGCGCCATTATTTATTAATAAAAGACAGGTCATAGTTTTAAATCAATGGCTAGAAGCAGAAGAACATCAAACCAATGGCTATGCTTTTAGACCGGGTTGGCATTGTTGTGTAAAACCATTTGCCCCACATTTATCAGAAAAAGACAGAGCCTGGTATAAAGTTGAAATTGAAAATTATGAATTTTTTACCAGACCAGAAAGTCAAGGTGGGGTCTGGGTTTTGGCACAAAGAATGAAAGCTTTAGAAGAAATTAATAAAGAAGTGAATTAAATAATTATAAAATTAAGATATGGCTTAATTAAAATGAATCGTAAATTCCCAATAAAAGAAGAAATTTGCAATATTTGTTATAGTGTGGGTAAAATTCACCTTAATAAATTTACAGATACTTTTTCTGATATGTCAATAAAAGATGGTGTTTGTTATAAATGTAGAGGAACGGGATTTGTTATTAAAGAAATGAGCATTGATGAAAAACTAGAATATTTATTAAATGCAGTAATGGATAATTTAAAATGAAAAATTATTATTTTCTGTAACAAGAAAAGATTTTGATGTCCAAACATTTTGTTCTGGTACAGGAGTTTTATGACAATTAAACATGGCATGTGTAAAACTAAAGAATATTACACATGGAGGAATATAATAAATAGATGCCTTTATAAAGATGGGATAAATTATCCAGATTATGGTGGGAAAGGAATAACCATTTGTGATGAATGGAAAAATAGTTTTATGAAATTTGTCAATGATGTCGGTTTATGCCCAGATGATAAATCTTCATTAGATAGAATAGAGAATACAAAAGGTTACTATAAAGAAAATTGTAGATGGGCAACTTGCTCGGAACAAGCTATGAATAGAGGACCAAAGAAAGATGGGATAGTAAAATTCAAAGGAGTTGTTTACGAACCAAAGAAAAAATTATATAGAGCTAGAATAATGTCAAACGGGAAAACAAAATCTCTTGGTAGGAGGAAGACTGCTGAAGAGGCAGCGAAACTTTATGATAAAGCAGCAGAAGAATTGTTTGGTGAATTTGTTTTAACCAATAAAAAGCTCGGCCTGCTATAATTTACAAAACTGATAAAAATTATATATAATATTTTGACTTTGACATAAGCAAATACAAATATTTTCGTAAAAACGAACCCATACCCATTGACAAAAGCTTATAATTGTGGTATGGTATTTTTAAGAGGACAAGATGTGGACAGACAATGATATCCCAAGTTGTATTTACGATACCATGGCTTGCGAGGATTGTGGAGCTTGCAGGCCTTCGCCACTGCAAAAATATTTAGAACAAAAAGAAATTGGTGAAGACGAAGACGAAGACGAAGAATTAGACGTTGAAAATTTAAAGGATTGATATTAAATTAAAATGTTACCTAAGAATTGGCACACATACAAGCGTTTATACTATCATGCGAGGAGGTATAAAATGCCTAAATATAGCATGTATAAAAGAACAATTCATCCCGTACCTAAAATGCCGACTTGGTATGTTGTGGCTTTGGCAATATTATTTATAATTGGATTGATGATTTTATGAAAAATATATTTTAACAGACGGATTCGATCAAAATAAAGTTATTGGTGAAAGCTGATTAAAATCTAGTTCTTCTAAAAATTTTATATATTTTTCTGTAATCTCAATTTCATCAATAAATTTATCCTATGGTGGAGTTTTAAAAGATGGAGAATTAACTATCACACAATTTGCAATTATACTAAATGATAATCGAAGAAAGTAAAGCTATATCTGAAAAACAATACAAGGCTTTAGATAATTTTGTAAGTTTTGGGCCGATTAATAAAATTCAGACTTTTAAACATAAATGCTATTTATGGTGAATATGTAGGATGGGTTAAAATCTATCCACGTTGTGGGTTGTGGAAATAATAAGATTAATTGGACTTAATGGATTAAATATATGAGAACATTGATCAGACTTATTCGAATTGATTTCGATAACCTTGAGAATAGAGATTGTATTTATACAAAATCTATTGGGACTTTTGTTGATGAAAATATTGGGGCATCTGCTTCAGAAAAAGTAGGAGATTTTATTAAAAACATGAAGCCCGAAAAACTATATTTAGGCTGGGATATGAATATTTATCCTAAATATAAATTAGAAATTGAATATTTCCAGTGATTATAAATTTATGTAATACTTTTCAATTTTCTTAAAATATAAAATCAAGCGTAAAGTGCCCAACCTCGACCTATGGGGTGGGGTGCTTCGGGAAAAATGACCCCATACCCTATGACCTATCCTGCCTTAATCACTTTCCTAACAATCCTAACAACATTTAGTTCTCCCTAACTATCTTTACCTACCCTAATCAGTTCAACCTAGCCCAACACAATACACAAGTCTTAATAAAGTTAGGTTAGCTTGACTTTGTTATATAACACCAAGTTTTTAAAACCCGTCTTTATATATTTAGGCCGTCCTAATTAGTTAAACCCTGCCTAATCATCTATTACCAGCATTACAATCTAAAGCAAGCCTGCCATAAGCAATGTCTGTGCCTGATAAATATTTATTTTCTTTTTATTCATCTATTATAGTATTACTAATGTTGTTAGGCGTGTTATGGCCTTAAATAATCGTTTGCTTAACCGTAGTGAGGCGATTACAGGCTTGCATGTGCTAGTATTAGAAAATATATTTCGCTTAACCTTGCGATTTTGATGTATTAAGTGCGTGTTTTGATTATGTTTATTTCCTAACAATAGCAGTATTGATGTGCTTTAGTTATGGTATAAGTCTTGCTTTGTTATGCTACTTCTATGCCCATATGCTGTTAATTGTGCGTTTTTGGGGTAAATAGTCTGACATTATAAACGCTATTAATGATATGTATTTATTCGTCTTTATTTTAAATTATTATTTCTTTTAATATCAAACACTTATGCGCAAGTATGTGTAATGATTGATAAAGAAATATTTGACTTATATAAATTAACTTATTATCTTGTAATTAACATCAGCCATTAAGAACAATTACAAAGTGAGGTATAGTTATGAAAGCATCTACAAAGGTATACAGAGTGCTTAGAGCAATGACCGTACATGTACCATACAATGACATCGAAATAGATATAGAAGCACTGCAAAACGTTAAAGGCGGGGATTTTATTATAGGTATACGCAAGCTTGGCACAACTAGCTTTATTTATCGAAAACCGTGTACTAATTGGCTTGATGAATACAAGGAAGTGACAGATACATGGCCTAATATTGAATGGTATTGCGGCAGTGTTAATGAAGGTTGGATTGTGTCATTAAGTGATAAAGACGTACCAAAAATGCTCAATAATTGGCTTTATATGCATTTTGCTAAGTGAGGCTAATTATGAATACCAATAAAAGAGATGCACTCAAGATTAAGATGGCCTCAAGTCTTTATTTTCTCATGCCTGTTAAAGTCAGACTCCAGGCAGTCAAAGAGCTTGAAGGCTTGCTTGAGACAGGTTCATTGCCTGATATTAAATACGTTAGAGTATATGCGTTTTAGACTAGCTGGCATAGTCAGGTATGGCTTGAGTTTAAAAACGTCTATACCATGCCTTTACGGTACCTTAAAATTGAAATTAGGGAGCAAGTGAGATTATGAAAACAGATAGAGACGTTGACGCTATGACATACGAAATTTTAACTGATGAAACATTGGCAGTTAAAGACAAATATTATATCCGCACTAAATACCCGTTTTGTTATTGTACTGATAGAATGACAAAAAAGCAGGTTGAAAATGTGGCAAAGTCTATGCGGAACCTTGGTTTTACTGTAATAGGTAAGACAAAATAAGGTAAGACAATGAAAACAATGCTAATAACGGCTTGGATTATGTTTTTAGTTGTGATGGCGGTTCAGACAGTTTTGACAATCTTTACTTTTTGAGGACAAGATTATGAAAGATCTGACAAAGAAAGAATCTAAAGACATGCCTGAAGAAAGAAGGATATTTATTGTTATGCTTGTAACGGGATCTGATTTTAAAACGGCAAAACAATATTTGATTGCAGAAGAATGGAATATTGACAATGCCGTTATTTCTCTTAAAGGCGATAGAAGATAAATTGCTTTAAACTAGTTCAAACAGTCTTAAACCATGATTGACACAATTTCAATAAAATCAACAACTTATTTTTTAAGAAAAGAAAAAACTCCATATATAACTTATTAAAAACAGCTATTATAACTCATTGATATTAAAAGATAAGTGAGGAAATAAGAGCTATTAAGAGCAAATGAGAGGATAAGACCATGAAAAAGTATGAAGTGATTCTTAAAAGTGGCGAGATCGGCATTTACTTTGGCCGGAAAAAACCTAAGGAAGGAGACAGGGTTAAAATACACATTGGCAATGGCGTTTTTGTCCACGGCTTTGTCTATGACGTTATGGATTGATTTAAGCCATTTTTAAAACCTGGCATACCTGACTATGGTTTTAATCTAAAAACAGTTCTACGGGCCTAATAGGTGCCTTTAAGACATATCTAAATCATGAGGTGAGGTTATGAGAACAATTACAGTGAGAATTTACACGTTTGATGAATTGAATGATAAGAGCAAAGAAAAGGCCATTGGAAATTTAAGCGATATAAACATTAGTCATGAATGGTGGGATTATACTTTTGAAGATGCTGAAAACATTGGATTGAAAATCAGTGCTTTTGATATCGGTAGAGGATCTTACGTTAAAGGTAAATTTATTTATTCCGCCGCCGAAGTTGCAGCAAATATTTTACGCGACCATGGTGAAAAGTGTGATACATACCGAACTGCGGAAGACTTTCTGACAACCTGGCAACCGGTTTTTAACGATTACATGGATGAAGAGCATGAAAATTATGAAAGCAGGGAAAGTGAGGACAAATTGCAAGAGATTGAAGAAGAATTTTTACGCTCATTGTGTGAGGACTATCGTATTATGTTGCAAAAAAATTATGAATATTTAACCAGTGGAGAAGCGATAATTGAAACAATTCAGGCAAACGAATATGAATTTACAGAAAACGGAGAATTGTATTAGGTATGATTTAAGACGTTTTCAAACTTCAATGCCTGTACATACCAGGATATTTTAAATCAAGCTGTATGGTGGGTTTAAAGGCCTGCAATCAACTAATAACTAGTGAGGTGAGGTTATGACTAGTTCAGAATTAAAATATAGGCATGAAACAAATAACCCCGGTTCATGTTTTTCACCCGAAATAATATGAAATTTGCTGGTGATACCATGAAAAATTATGGTGTTCGTGAATCAGCGGTAATTACGAACTATGACAATAACGGCGATTATACCGAATCAGGGATTGTTATTGAATGCTGGGAATTATATCGCCGCAAGCCTGTAAAACATGGATTGTCAAAGAGTGCGTTTTTCAACAAAATTACTTTCAAAGTTGTTAAATAACAAATTGAAACGGTTTCATGTTCAAGGTTTGTAAGGTATTGATATTATTAGCGCGTGTTTGCATCATTTGCATGTTTTAATTATAAGAGTTAATGAATTTTCAATCTTCTTGACTCTGATTAAAACCAAACCTTAAAGGAGAGATTATGAAGATCAATGAAATTATGGCAATGACACACAAAGAATTTGCAGTTAAGATCAAGACTTTTAAAGCGAGCTGTGAAAAGGCTGGTGTTGAACCTACAAAGCGACAGGCCAGCAAATACAGGCTCAAGAAGGGCAAAGCATATATGGCTAAAGAGGCGAGCAAATGAGGCCATGGCAGCTTGCTCTTGTCTTTGCCATGGTTTATGCCCTTGCAAGCTATGTCGAGTTCTGTTTGTAATAGTTGTGTATACACAATTGAAAAGGAGAATGCTATGAAGCTAAGTCTTGCGGGCTGGTTCTGGTTGTCTTACTTTGCTCTGATTTTATTTTTGTTAAAATTTTGCTATAACTGAATTTGTATGAATTTTTTGTATTGCATAAAACGCAATAATAATTGTTTCGTGTTGCGTGAAGTGAAATACCATATAACGGGAATTGTATGACGGGCCTATACAGGATATTTTCTTGTTATAAAACTTTGAAATAAACTCTAAAAGGGGCGGATATGAAGTATTACATTATTTTTTGCACTTCTTCTAACAACTTAATTTGTTTCACTTCTTCATACTCTAGCCATATTGAAGAAATTTTTGACGTTATCCAAGCTGAAAATATCTATGAATTCAACTGTTAAAAATAAAATAAAGGCAATATCATGACCACTTACATTGATATAACGGGTTCTAATATCAAAACCGGGCCTTGGATTCACAAGGTAAGTACTAAAGCCTTTACATTCAAAACCGTTAATGGCATTAGGTTTGCCATAACTGAAAACAACTACTACCTTGATACTAAAGCCGATAAGATCAGATATCAGTTTATGTCTTGTGCTGGTTGTTCATGGAAACATAGTTATGTCATTTATATGGAAGTAAGACCTAATGTTTTTGTTTATTTTATTCAATGCACTGAATACGATCTTGATATGAGGATAAAGCAATGCTCTGATGTTTATCACAATTATGATTATCCAAACAATTTTGAAGTAGATGCATATATAAATCAATTGCAGAGAAAGGTATGATTATGAAAATTATTGCCATTGCTTGTAATGACAGATTTTTTACTATAGGCAAAACTAGGAGAAAAATTATTACAAGCAATGGTTGCAATGAACCTTGTAAGAACAGATTTTATTGCCCGAAACGAAATTGGCTTATGTTAGAAAAATGTCCGTTCCTGAATTTGAACGAATGCAATAATTTTGTCAAAATGTGTGGGAAAATTTAGCTATAACCGAAAAGACGTGAATTTTATTTTATCAGTTTTTATAACAATTTGTGGAAAACTGGCTATAACTGAAAGGACGTGAATTCATGGCTTATTTATAACCGGTTTTAATTATTTTGTTATAACCTTGTTTTTATCTTGATTTTATTTGTTTTTGGTGTATAATTTTAAATAAGATAAACAAAAATTAAAGGAGAAAGTTATGAAGAATGAAAGATATATTGTAGTAAACAGAAGTTATTGGCAAAAAGTGATCCTTCTATTAAAGCAAGCATTTATGGTGCTGTACCTTATTTGTCAGAAGAAGACCAGCTGGATTGGGAAATAAAAGAAAACGGATATAATATCATAAACACAAAAAATAATTGTGTTTATGGTAATTCATATTTCCCTTATTACTGGACAAAAAGGAAGCTCAGGATATCTGCGATAAGAGAAATCAATTAAAATTTAAAAGGAGAAAATTATGAAAACTGATTATTCAGAACTTAAAGGCGAGGAAGTAATTTTTATTAATGACGCAGGGGAAGATGAACCTCAAGAGGTGTTAGATTCGTATTTCATCGACATTGAAGAGTTCGATGAATTTTACAATGAAAGCACATCATTGTGCGTAGTTAGTGCTCGTAAGGGTATGGGGAAATCTGCTCTCTTGTCTCGCTTAGAATATAAACTTCGTAATTCAAGCGATTATGAGAACCCAATTATTGTCAGATCCACAGGAAATGCACTGCTTGGGTTGGGTGATTTTCAAGGTAAAGATCAAGCATATTTAGAAAATTATTGGAAGCAAATTGTCTGTAAGAAAATCAATATTGAGATTGGTAAGCTCATTGGATTTGCTTTGGCAGATAACGAAATATCAATGGTTGAGGCAGCAGAGCTTGAAGGAATTAAGAGCAAAAACCTTGTTGGTGCTCTTGTGTCTAGAATTAAAGGAAAAATTCCGTATTTAAATTTAGAACTGAAAAAAAGCATACCTGATAACTGGGAACAGTTACTTAAGACGTACCAGGAAAGTCACAGTAAATCAGCGGTTTGGGTTTTAATAGACGACATTGATGCGAAATATTTAGATACTGAAGAGTATCAAATTAGGATTGGTTCTTTTTTTAGTGCTATAAGAGGACTTGTCCATGATGTTAAAAATTTAAATATTCGTGTAACAGTGAGAACGGATGTTTGGCACAATCTAAGATATCTTGAGGATTTGGATAAATTGGAACAGTATTTGATTGAAATAAACTGGACCAAAAATAGAACGAAAGAAATGCTTGCAAAGCGCATATCATCAAATGCATTCAAAGCGGCAAATATGATGTTGGGGAAAGGAAAAAATTTGTAGATCAAAGTAATTGCAAGGGCAATCTCCAGTGCTCATTTAAATAACGGCAATGGGTGAAGTCATGAATATAAAATTGTATTGTAAAAGTATGGGGAAAATTTTTAGAGTAACCAAAGTCGCTTTAAATGATCAAGAAGCAAATGATTATTGCTCAAAACATAAAGATCAAGGAGTAATAGCAGTAGACAATAAAAATGGCCTGGTTTATATCGCTGAGTTCTATTCTTCTAAAGTTCCATCAAGCGTATTGCCTGACTAAAACAAAAGATATACTTTGAAAATAAATCTATAACTGAAATAACGTGAATTTTTTGGAGGTGATAAATGAGCATTAACGGCCTTATCAAAGAAATAAAAGCAAGCAATCAAGACTTTGAATTCTATCCCACGACCAATGAGATTATTGATTTGATCAGAACAGATTTAAAAGAACCTTATAAGGAAGGAATTTTTAAATCTGTTCTAGATTGTGGAGCAGGAAACGGGCAGACTTTAGATAAATTGACAGATGGCGACAAATACGCCATTGAAAAATCAGAAATACTTATTAGCGCAATGCCTGCTAATATTTTCATAGTAGGTACTGAATTTTTTGAAAACTCGCTAATTGATAAAAAAGTCGATGTAGTTTTCTGCAATCCGCCATACAGTCAGTACCGGGAATGGGCGGTAAAGATTATTAATGAAGCAAATTGCAATTGTATTTACTTGGTATTGCCTGAAAGATGGAAAAACCAACCAGAAATAAAAACATGCATTGAAGACAGAAAAGCAAGTTTTAAAGTATTAGGTAATTTTGATTTTCTTGAAGCTGATAGAAAAGCAAGAGCTAAGG